AAGACGCACAAGCCATGCACGGTATTGACGTTGAAGCAGAAATCATGGCCGCACTGGCTCAAGAGATCACTGCTGAAATTGATCAAGAGATCCTGCTGAGCCTGCGTACTCTGGCAGCTACAGAGTTCACATACAACCAGGCAACTGTATCTGGTACTGCTACATTCGTTGGTGACGAACATGCTGCACTGGCAGTTCTGATCAACCGTGTTGCTAACCTGATTGCTCAGCGTACACGTCGTGGCGCTGGTAACTGGGCAGTTGTGTCACCTGCATCGCTGACTGTGCTGCAAAGCGCAACCACTTCAGCATTTGCACGTACAACTGAAGGCACATTTGAAGCACCTACCAACACCAAGTTTGTTGGTACATTGAACGGCGCAATGCGTGTGTTCGTTGACAGCTATGCTAGCGATAGCCAAGCTGTTCTAGTTGGTTACAAGGGTTCGAGCGAAGCTGATGCAGCCGCGTTCTATTGCCCTTATATTCCGCTGATGAGCTCTGGCGTTGTTCTTGATCCTACCACTTTTGAACCAGTGGTAAGCTTCATGACTCGTTATGGTTACATCGAACTTACCAACACAGCCAGCAGCTTCGGTAACGCAGCTGACTATCTGGGTGAGATCGCTGTATCGAACCTGTCGTTCAGCTAATCAAAACTCTCAGGGATGGGAATCAACCCCGCTTCGGCGGGGTTTTTCTTGGACAGATTATTCTTCGTCATCGTCTTGATAATCGTCTTCGTCTATCCATTTTTGACTTGGATCATCGTAGGCCTGATAGTAACGTTCATTGGCCTGCATGATTCTAAATCCATCTTTATATTTCAGCGCAGCAAAGGTTGCTTCTTCCTTTTTTAACAAATCGCAAACCACAAAGCTAGTGCCACAACCACCGCTGATGTTTTTGAATGGCGAGTGTTTGTATTCATTATGCTGTAATGCTTTGTGAAATGCTCCACCGTATGTAAAAATTATTCTTGTGATACCAAGCTTTTGATTTCGCAATCTAATTTTGTCAATCAAGGTCAAGACTGAGATTTCAGCTTCGTTGGCATCGTTGATGGCCAACAAACACTCTTTGAATTTGATACTGCCCTTGGTATGGTAATTGTCCGGAGTCTCTTTGGTACTCCATGGGATGGAAGCAGTGACGTGGTCTACGTAAAAAGTTTCACCGTGTGTTTTTACGACCCACATGGGGATGGTACTATCTTCTAGATGTTTCTTGTTGAAGTGAAACACTAGATCCTTGCATGCGTATTCAATCTATGACATTTTATTTTCCTTTTGTTTTAAATTTACTGCACATTAGTTCAAAATCATGTTGCCTGCTTTGAACTTGTCCGTAACTTGCTTTAGGATTACGTTCTCTATACTCTGCTTTTTGTTGTTCTATGCACTCATCGTACTTGTTAGAACAACCTGCTGCTATCAAAGCAAAAACCATTAAAATGTAGCGCATAACAGTTTCCTAATGGGTAGTTATTTTTGTGTCAGGAAACTACCAAACCCCGTGAGCGCAGCCCATCCCGTTTTCGCGTCAGCGGAGGCGGAATATGGTTACGGGTCCGCCGATGATTCTGGTGCGCCGTATGGGAATCGAACCCATTCATTGGAGGTTTAGAATCTCCTTGCCGTCCACCGGCTCACAGCGCATAACGTAATTATGCCAAAATTAAACTAGTAGGTCAATTAATTTGGTAAACCACTAAATACTATTAACGCACTCTGCGTTTTATGCGGCAACCACCGCGTAGTGGCTAGAACCCACATCGGACTTCTTTAAGGAGAAAACAAATGGGGCGTCCTCTCAAAATACAAAAATATTCTACTAATTCTGGTATTGGTGCACCTGGTGCAGCAGTAGGCATTGATGTTGGTTTTCCAAACTTTGGCTCACTGACAGATCCAGAGTATAATGTCAACCCAACAACTCTAAGTGCAAACGATTATCTTGGCGTGGTTGGCGGACTTCGTACCACTGCCACATCAGCTACTAATCCTGTGGTCAAGTGTATTGTAAACATCGCCAACAGCTACACAGGTGTAGATGATGGTGTTATCCTGCGTCAAAAAGGTGCTCACAAATTTCTAGTGGCCACGAACACAGCTATTGACCCTGCCAACGCAGTGGTGGGTGTCAGTGTGCGCATTGCTAGCCTTGGGGACACCAATTGGGTAGCTATGGGTGCACCAGTGGGTGCCGCAGTAGGCACTATTTTCTTAGTTACAGCAGCCGCAGGCGCTGGTACCACAGGCACCTGTCAAGAAGTCGGTGTGTGCGTTTTAGACAATGATGCAACTCCTCCTGGCGGCAGCATGGCCATTGGCTTCTCAGTAGGAGATTCAACAATTACCTACATCAGCAAGCTAACCAACAAGTGGCTGTTGGATTGGACTGGAGGTAACGACTACGGTTACTCCAGCGTGGTAAATGATGTGCGTTATGTATCAAACTTCTTCACTGACGAAGGCACTGTGATCAAGAGTGGTACTGCAAATACCACAGTGATACCAGGGCAAGTTGAGAAGTGGACTAGCTAACACTTTTAATACTGTTAGGATCCTCCCAGAACTACATACTGGGAGGATTTTTTTATGACTATAGCTTTTGCACTGGCAAATGGTGTTAGTAGACAAGGACTTGATCTTGCCTGGTTACACCACTACGGCTCAATTTATGGCTGCAATGCACTCTACAAAGATTACGAACCAGACGTGCTGGTGGCCACTGACGCTCCGATCAGTGGACGAATTCAAGATTCTGGCTACAGTCAGCGTAAAACATTCTACACTCGTAGATGCTATCCAAATTCTGGAGCAAGGCAGATCCCCAAAAAATACTACGGAAACAGCTCAGGACCAGTGGCCGCTGCACTAGCAGCTATTGACGGACACACGCAGATCTATTTGCTGGGGTATGATCTTGGACCAACAACGGATAACAAATTCAACAACGTTTATGCAGGTACCGAATTCTACAAAGCACGTGGAACTCCTCCCACATTCACGGGCAACTGGATCAAGCAGATAACCACAGTGATATCAGATTTTCCCACTGTGCGCTGGACCAGGGTATACGGGGAAACCACAATGAAACACGCTGAATTAGACCGTTTGAGCAATCTTGAGCACCTTGAAATGTCGCTGTTTCTGGCTCGTATAAATAAGCAAAAGGATTGTTAGATGTCAACTTACAAACGTGTCAACGGTGACTATAATATTGTCTCTATACAAGCGACGGACAACGTCAACATTACAACCAACACGGTTAATGTCGCAGGCAATATACGCACTTCAGGGTTGACTGCCACGGGCACTGTTGCTTTCCCAACTGCCAACATCACTGCAAACAATATCACCAGTAACTCTATTACGTCAGTTGGTAACTTTGTTACCACTGGTGTTTTTATTGGTGACGGATCAGGACTTACCAACATTCCCACTGGTAATGCGTCTGGCAATCGTATTCAAAACGGTACATCTAAAGTTGATTTGCCCAATCTATCTGGCAACATTCAAATGGACGTGGGCGGTGTTGCTAATGTAATGCTGTTGACCACCACTGGTGCTATTTTACCAGGTAATGTTACAACCGGCAATATCTTAACAGACAACTACTATTTTGCCAATGGAGTGCCATTTGTCAGCGGCGGAACTGTTAAATGGGATGCTCAGGGCACAGCACCAAGTTCTCCCACTGCTGGTGACTTTTGGTTTAACACCGTCAACGGTATTGTGTATCAATATGTAGATGATGGTGATACTGATCAGTGGGTGGATATCAGTGGGGTGGCTACACCTCCTGCATCAGCAAGCACCCTGGCCAACACAGTGGTACAACGAGATGTTAATGGATCATTTACAGCCAATACCATTACAGTAACAAATCTAAATGCCGCGGCCAATATCGCAGGCACTTACTTCATTGGCAATGGTAGTTTGCTAACAGGCATCAGTACTAATCCTAGCACTATTATCAATGGTCTATCAACTGTTACCATTCCATCTACCAGCGGTAACATTTTTGCCAATGTAAACAACGTTAACATGGCGCAGATAACCAATCTAGGTCTAGCAGTAGGCAACATCACTAACCTTGGTT